AGTAAGGTTTGGTCATTTTTTGTAATTTTACTGGCCACTTTTAAAAACAAAAGTGGGCAGACGGTATCCGTTGGGAGAGTAAGGATTGCGGGTTTCTCTGCCCACTTTCCCACTTTTTTCTATTAACTATTTATTTAAAAATAAAAAATATATAATATAGTATGCGAAAAAAAGTGGGCATTTGGCCAAAATGATAAAAATCCCCCACAAATTGGGTATTTTTGGTAAAATTGGAGGTTTATATATATTTTGGTTAAAATGAAGGTAAGGACGACATGCTTAAAATTTCCTACTTTAATATATTCGCAAAAAAAACATACCCTTTTATAGAGAGAATAAGAAATATAAGGTCCATAACGTTAAAAAACGAAAAACGAAATTAACGTGGACTCTTATATTTTTCAATTAATCACGGATTTATAAATTTTTTAGGAGGCACCTATGAAAAGAGAAAGTCAATTTCAACGAAATCTTAAAAAAGAGATTAAAGAAATGTTTCCAAATTGTATTATATCAAAATTGGATTCAGGAGATATTCAGGGAATACCTGACCTTTTAATTTTGCATAATGATAAATGGGCTACATTAGAAAATAAAAGATATGAGAATGCAAAGCATCAACCGAATCAAGATTATTATGTTGAAAAAATGAATGACATGTCTTTCTCAAGATTTATATATCCAGAAAACAAAGAAGAAGTTCTTAATGAACTTAAAAAACACTTTAGCAAGTAAAAAGAGAAAAGGAGGATATATAAATGATATTTAACAGACATGATAATCTGGAAGGATTACATGCCCCTTTCGGAGCCAGCAAGTCAAGTTGGTTAAGATATAGTGACGATAAAGCTGCTGAAATATATAAAAATATGCATGCAGCCGAAATGGGAACTAGAATGCATGAATGGGCTAAGAGCACAATTGATTTAGGTATAAAACAACCTAAATCTAAAAAAACTTTATATTCTTATGTTAATGATGCAATTGGTTTTAAAATGAGTACAGAAGTTGTACTATTTTATTCTGAAAGATTTTTCCGGTACTGCCGATGCTATTTCTTTTAGAAATAATTTTTTAAGAATTCATGATTTGAAAACAGGATCTAGACCTGTACATATTGAACAATTAGAAATATATGCTGCATTATTTTGTTTAGAGTATAAAGTTAAAACCAGTGATATTGATATAGAACTAAGAATATATCAAAATGATGAGATATTAGTTCATAAACCAGAAGCAGAAGAAATATCTGCGATCATGAATAAAATAATTCATTTAGATAAGTTATTAGAAAATATTGAAAGGGGGTTATAATTAATGAATCCTATTGCTGAAGAAATAAAATCATATTTTGGTTCTTCCAAGGATAAAAAAGATTTTATAGCACATGTTGGAACACCGCAACAATTTGATTTTGATCCACATGGTTCAGGAAGATATAGACAAGGTTCCGGTGAAGAACCATATCAACACTCTATTGATTTTTTAGGAAGAGTCGAAAAATTAAAGGCTAAAGGATGGACAGAAACCCCAGAAAACATTAAAAAAGAATTTGGTTTAACAACAAAAGAATACAGAATGGAAAAATCTATATGCAATGATGAAAGAAAAATGGCTTTAATTTCAAGAGCAAAAGCTTTAAAAGAAAGTGGACATTCAACAATGGATATTTCTAGAAGAATGAAAGTTCCAGAACCAACTATAAGAAATTGGTTTGATACAGAAGCTGAATCTAGAGTAAGACAAACAAGAGATTTAGCAGATGCTTTGAAGAAAGCTGTTGATGAAAAACCTCATGGTATGGTTGATATTGGTGTAAATCAGGATATAGATTTAAATGTTTCTAGAGAAAAATTAGATACTGCATTATATTTATTAAAAAAAGAAGGATATCATGTATTTAGTGGTCGTATACCACAAGCAACAAATCCAAATCAGATGACAACACAGAGAGTTTTAACAACTCCAGATCATAAAGAATCAGATATTTATGATTATGACAAAGTATCGACATTAAAAGATTATATTTCTAGAGACAATGGACAAACCATAGAAAAGAAATTTAATTATCCTGCTAGTATGGATTCTAGTAGAATAAAAGTAATGTTAAAAAATGAAGTTGGAAAAGATGGATTTACTGGTGAAGATAAAGATGGACTTATAGAAATAAGAAGAGGTGTTCCAGATTTATCTCTTGGAAAATCACTTTATTCACAAGTTCGTATATTAGTTGACAAAAACAAGTATTTAAAAGGAATGGCTGTATATTCAGATGATGTTCCAGATGGATACGATTTAGTATTTAACTCTAATAAATCAACAAGAGAAGATGCTTTTAAGAAAATAAAAAACGATCCCGATAATCCATTTGGTTCAACAATAAAAGATGCTGATCAAGGTGGACAATATTGGTATACAGATAGTAATGGTAAAAAGAAATTAGGATTGATTAATAAAAGGGCAGACGAAGGCGATTGGAGCGAATGGGCCGATTCATTGCCATCACAATTTTTATCTAAACAATCTAAACAATTAGCAAAACAACAATTAAAATTAGCTAAAGAATATAAAGAAGCTGAATATGATGATATAGTTAAATTAAATAATCCTGTTATTAAAAGATATTATTTAGATAAATTCGCTAAAAGTTGTGATAAAGCAGCAGAGGATTTAAAAGCTGCTGCTTTGCCAGGACAAAAGTATCATGTAATAATTCCAAATAATACATTAAAAGATAATGAAATATATGCTCCTGGCTATAAAGATGGAATAAAGTTAGCATTAATTAGATATCCACATGGCGGAACATTTGAAATTCCTATAGTAACAGTAAATAATAAAAATGCATTAGGCCAAAAATTAATTGGCAAATTATCTATGGATGCTGTTTGTGTTAATCATGAAGTGGCAAAACAATTATCTGGAGCCGATTTTGATGGTGACACAGTAATGTGTATACCAACACACGATCCAAAAGGAAGAGTAAGAATTACTAATTCAAAACCATTACCAGAATTAAAAAATTTTGATCCAGATATTTATAAATGGGATAATAAAGTTAAGAATAAAGATGGAACTTATACTTATTATAGAGAAGGAAAGAAGTTTAAACCTATGAGTGAGAATTCTAAGCAAACTCAAATGGGTATAGTTTCAAATCTTATAACTGATATGACATTATTGGGTGCTAATGATCATGAAATAGCTAGAGCTGTTAAACATTCTATGGTTGTTATTGATGCAGTTAAACATGAATACGATTATAGACAAAGTTATATAGATAACAATATTAAAGAATTAGTAAATAGATATCAAATAAAAGTAGACAAGAATGGAAATATTAAATATGGTGGAGCATCTACAATAGTTTCTAGAGCTGGAGGAGAAGCACAAATACCAAAAACAAAAGGTGAACCTAAAGTAAATATTAAAGGAAAATCTTGGTATGATCCTAATAGGCCAGAAGGAGCTTTGATTTATAAAAGAGCACCTGATTCAGAACTATATTATGCTGATAAAAAGATAAATAAAAATACGGGTCTTACTGAAATAAAAACAATAGATGGTAAGAAAATTTCTTATGATGCAAGTAATAAAAAAGAATACGAGAAGTATGCCCCCGTAATGAGAAAAGATAAGAAGACCGGGGATGTAGTATTCACTAATAAAGATGGGACCATAACCTATAAATCTCGTATGCGTACCATACCATCCACCCAGATGGCCCAAACAGATGATGCCCGTACCCTAGTATCAAAAAAACAACACCCCATGGAACTTATTTATGCAGATTATGCTAATAGTATGAAAGCATTAGCAAATAAAGCCCGTATAGAATCAATAAATACTAAAAATTTACAATATAATCCACAAGCAGCTAAGACCTACTCTAAGGAAGTAAGCTCCCTTAATGCTAAACTTAATGAAGCTTTAAAAAATGCAATAAAAGAAAGACATGTTCAAAGATTAACAGCTTCTGAAGTTCAAAGACGTTTAAAAGATGATCCGAGTATGACTGCTGATGATGTTAAAAAGACATCACAACGATTACAAACTAAATATAGAGAAGAACTTGGAAGTATTCCTAGAAGACAAAGAAATATGGGAATAACAGATAAAGAATGGGAAGCTATACAAGCTGGAGCTATAAGTAATAATAAATTAAGTAAAATATTGGATAACTCAGATCCTGAGATTCTTAGACAACGTTCAATGCCTAAAGATAAACCAACAATCTCAACAGCTATGATAAATAGAATGAAAACAATGCGTGATTCTAACTTTACTCTTGAAGAGATTGCTACAAAGCTTGGTGTTTCTAAGTCAACAGTTTCTAGTTACTTAAAAGATTAAAGAAAGGAAGTGATTCAATCATGGCGAGAAAAGTTGCTTTAACAACAATTGACAATCCTTTCAATCCTTTTGATGATTTCACTTCTTGGTTAATGTTTGACATTGAAAAAGGTTATAATACAAATGGAAAGCTTGCAAGACTAGTCAAATTAAAAGATGAAATGACTGAACAAGAACAAAATATTGAAATTGAAAGAGCAATTGATAGATTAATTTCAATTGATCCAACAGATTTATTTAAAAAGATAGTCATAGAGGATTAAAAAAGACAGGGGAGGGGGTATAAAAAAATACACCCCCCACCTGAAT